AGTGCTGTATCTTCAGAGGCTTCCGCAAGGACTTCTGCCGATTCCGCTCTCGGAGTTCGCATCGACAACGTAGTGACTGCCGCAACGGCCCTTACCTCAAGGGTTACCGCCGCAGAGGCAGACATCCTCTCAGAGGCATCCACCAGAGCATCGGCAGTTTCTGCCGTATCGGCTCGCGTGAGCGCCCTTGAATCGACCATCGACGGAGGCACTTACTAGTCCTTCCACCGCCTCCGGGGTTCGATCCCCCGGAGGCAACCCCATTCCATAATGGCAACCATCATTCCCAAAAAATCCACGGTAGCAGGCAAAGTTCCGACGACTAGCGATTTAGGTCTCGGAGAGATTTGCTTGAATCACGCAGACCACGTCCTCTATTCCCGCCATCCGGGGACGGGAGCGGTGTATGCCATCGGAGGAGGCAGCGCAGCGGTCGAACGCTTCTGGGCCTTCGCCTTGAGCGGCAATACCGTCTACCTCGCCAGCATTTCCACATCCGACTTTCCTTCCAGCGGCAGCGTCTATGACGTGGCCCTCTGGGACATAACCAAAACAACAACCAATGACAATGGAGACGTAGTCTCCGAAAGCTCCGCAATCGGCGCTTGGAATAACAAACAAAACCTCACCTACGCATAAACCTATGAACGCATCCACACCCATCCAAATCGACGGCAAATCCTACCCGAAATTCTCGCTCAACTTGGCTATCACCGGCAAGTATAACGGTGACGGTTCCAGCGATGCAAATGTCGCCATGCGCCTCGTTCCGACGGCCATCGAAAACGGCGAGGTCATCACCGCTGACGAAGCCGCCATCGGCATCGCGCTTGGTTCACTCACAGGTGCAGACGAGGCAACCCAGCAAGCCGTCGGCGCGATCCAAACCGCTCTGCAAGCCTACATCCAAGCGAAAGGACTCTAAGTTATGGCAAATGTTCGCGCATTCCGAGCTGGCAACTGGTCAGACACTAATACAACCACATCCCCGTGGGCAACAGGCGGCGTTCTCTATGCGCCCAATTCGTCCGACGATGTTTACACCAATGGGTTTACAATCACTGTTGATAATTCGCCAACTGTAATTTCTATCACGAACGCATCAGCGACTTCGCGAGTGTGGAAAGACGGCGCGACAACTACAGCCGCCAACGGAGGGGGATTAGGGCTCAACAACGGCGTCACATTGACAGCCACCACGGCCTCGCTTACGACGGTAGTAGCAAATTTTCTCACTCTATCCGGCACAAATTCAGCGTCTTTTGTTGGGAATATTACTGGAAACCCTAGCTTTAATTACTCTGTTGTAAACACCGGCTCTGGAACATTAAATTTCACAGGTTTTTCTGAAGCAACAGGCTCGGGTGGTGGAACATTTCGCAACCAAGTCGGCGGATCGTTAATAATAAACGGAGGAGTAATTAGCAGTGCAACCTCTACTGCAATTTACCAAGACGCTGGCGGGAACACGACCGTCAATGGGTATTGCACATCAAACGGCGTATCAGCAGTAAATAATAATGGCGTTGGTCAAGTTACCATTGTTGGGACCATGACCGCCTCAAATGGAGGCGGTAATGCAGTCCGATCAACCAACACCTCTAGCCTCGTTCGAGCCTCGGGATCATTTATTTGCGCGTCCGATGGGACAATGGCAGTGGCAGCCATAAAAATGATTTTGAACACCACTCCGACAAACGCCAAAACCCGCTACGCCCTCAACGGCACCGGCACTTATGTGGATATGTTCACCGCCGACAACTCGCTCGGCCAAGCCGTCCCCAGTGATGTCCGCAGCGGAACCGTCTATGCCAATGGCAACCTCACCGGCACATGTGCAGTGCCAGCCGCAGGTTCAGTGGCGCTGGGAGTCCCCGTAGGGTCCGGCACTGGCACGGCAGTCCTCACCGCCGCCGCGATCCGCGCCGAGTTAGCCGTGGAGTTGGCCCGCATTGACTCGCCAATCTCTGGCGCAGGCAACGCCCCGACAGCCGTACAAATCCGACAAGAGATGGACAGCGCCAGCACCAAACTGGCGAATCTGGATGCGACCATATCAAGCCGCCTCGCGTCCTCGGTCAGCACAAACATCACCGCAATAAAAGCGAAAACAGACCTGCTGAATACCGATAGGCTGGCCCAGTGCGCCACGACGAGCATCGTTGGGTCACTTATCGCGCAATCCAACTCATGAGCATGGAGAACTTCAAGAGCGCAGCCACGGGCCTCATCGGCAGCGCGACCTCCATTGGCGCTGCGGCGTACTCCCTCCTTCCGCACTTGGAAGCGGGGATGCGCCTCGCCTCGGTCACGGTCGGCCTCGCAGTCGGCCTCGCCACTTTGGTCAAAGTTATCCGCGACCTCCGAAAGTAACACATGCCGAAATTCGATTTTTATCCAAGTTTCAACGCCGGTGAAGTCTCGCCGATGGTGGACGCCCGCACGTCCTTGGATAAATATCGCAGCGCCTGCCGCACGTTGGAGAACTTCGTGATCGCGCCCTACGGAGGGGCCATCCGCCGACCCGGCACGCAGTACATTGGCACGACGAAAACCTCGGACACGCAGAGTCGTTTGATCGGGTTCAACTTCTCGACCACGACCCGCTTCGTGCTCGAGCTTGGCGTAGGCTACCTGCGCGTCTGGAATCCCTCTGGTACATTACAAACCATTTCCGGGACAGCGACCGAACTCGCCACTCCGTATGCCGCCGCCGAACTGCGCGAAATCCAATACTGCCAGATCAACGACATCATGTACTTCGCGCACGCGAACTACCCGCCTCGCAAACTCACTCGCGTGTCGGATACCAACTGGACGTTTGAGCAAGTCAAATTTGAGTACCCTCCGCTACTCGATAGCTCGGACAATCAAACGAAGTTGTACACAATAGCTTCCAACTATGTTTTTGCTTCTGGAGTCTCATATTTTAAAGACTCCAATGTTTTACCACTTTATTGGACTGCCTCAGTTTCCTATGGTGTGAACGATTGGGTTTACATCACACCGGTCGTTGGAGCCGGTGTATATAAGTGCCAC